CAATTTTGTAGTGGATCGCTATCAATACAGCCGTAGGGTTGATCCAATTGTTGGTGTCAGCTTTACAGGTCTATTTGATTTCTTTGTAATGGCCTTCGGAAGTGAGTGGTTGAAGTGGTGGGAACTTGGCCGTCCTGACACTCCTATTGGAATTATCTTTGCTGCTCAAGAGCAGGAATTTCTTTCCTATTGGAAGGATATTGTTGAGGAAACTGTTGAGGACTATTGCCGTAAACATAGTCTTCGAGTTCCTAACAGAACGACAACTGTTCAACCGGCGGGTACTAAGTCTTTATTGACAGGTGCTTCTCCTGGATGGCACCCCCCCAAAGCTGCTCGGTTTATCCGTCGTATTACTTTTGGGAAAAATGATCCTGTTGCCTTGGCTTGTGAAGCTTATGGTTACAAGATTATTCCTTCTCAATCTGATCGAGATGAAACCGGAGCATTACTAGAGGATCCTCGTGATCCAAGATGTACTGAATGGTTGGTTGAAATTCCTACCGAAACATCCTGGGCAAATATGCCTGGATGTGACTCCATTGACATCAATGCTTTTAGTGTTGAAGCTCAATATAAATTTTATATGCAAGTTCAAACTTATTACACCACTCACAATACTTCAGCAACTCTGGAGTTTCGTGAGAATGAGATTGAATCCCTGTCTAAATTGATTTATGAATCTATTGAGAAAGACAGTGGATACATCTCTGCAGCATTGCTGGCACGTTTTGATGCAAACGAAACTTTTCCGCGTCTGCCGTTTGAACCTATTTCTAAATCACAGTTTGATGCTATGCAATCAGAAGTAGTGTCTCGCCGGATTACCAGTGACTTTTCTCTAGCTATGGAATCCTTTGGGACCAATCTTGGGGATGGTCAAGGTCCTGCTGCCTGTGATTCTGATAAATGTCTTTTTGCTGAATCAAAACCAAAGTAATGATTATTACCGAAGATCTCGGCCTTGCGTCCCTTTCATCAGGGACCCTCAAGGGCGTGGTGGCTGAACTGGATTCATTGTTTCCAGATGTCTACCCAGACTATTTAACTGATCCAAGAGAGCTTGCTTACAGAGCTGGGCAACTCTCTGTCGTTCGGCTTTTAAAAGTAAAACTCGACAAAACCTAAGGAGCAAGATTATGTGTGGTGGTGGTGGTGGAAGCAAAGGCCCATCTAAAAAAGAAAAGAGAAAAGAGCAGGAGCGGCAAGACAGAATTAACCGAGAAAATCAGGAGCGTTATGAGCAACAAATTGCTGAGCAGGCAAGGATCAATGAAGAGAATAATGCCCGTCTTCAGGAACAATTTCGTATTGGGCGAGAAGACTCTGAAAGGCGTTATCAGGAAGGTCTCTTAGCACAACAAAACCGGGCTGTTCTAGATCAAAGAATGGCAGAACAAGCCCGTATTCAACAAGAGGCACAACTTGCTGCACAACTAAAAGCTCAGCGAGAGGCTGAAGAGCGTGCTCGTCTTGAAGCTGAAAAGGCTAGAAATCTTGGCCGCTCAACAGAAGCTGCTGAGGCAGGCGTTGTTCAAAAGAACAAGCAGATGAAAAAATCCAAGAAAAAAGCACGTCTTGGTACTAAGCAGTTGACTAAGGATCTAAATCCTCTGGCTATTAACACTCTGGGTATTGCTAAAAAAGGCAGTAAATCTAGTAATGGTCTAAACATTGCTCAAATTAAAAAGTATTAATAAATGGAAAAAACAGTAGCAGCTGAATACGCCCGGCTGTCAGCTAACAGGACTCAGTTCCTAGACGACGCAAGAGCATGTGCCAAGTTAAGTGTCCCGTACATGATGCCGCCTAGCGGCCACTCTGGTGGGAACAAACTACATACACCTTGGCAATCAGTCGGTGCAAAAGGTGTAAATGTTATGGCATCTCGTCTGATGTTGAGCTTGTTCCCTGTCAATGCAAAATTTTTTAAGTTGCAAATTGCTGACGGGGCCTTAGCTCAAGACCCAGATATTGATGCACAAGCAAGGTCTGAAATTGATCTTGTCTTGTCAAAGATGGAACGTGTTGTGATGCAGGACGTGGCCGAAAAGGCTGATCGTGTCCTTCTTCACCAAGCTATGAAACATCTAGTTGTTTCTGGCAACGTTTTGGTATTTATGGGTAAGAAAGGTCTGAAGCTATACCCTCTAGATCGCTATGTAATCCGTAGAGATGGCGATGGTCAGGTTACTAAGATCATCACTGTGGAGGCTGTAGATGCCGACACAATGCCTGATTATGTCCCTAAGAATAATGGCGTACAACCTGCAAATCATGTGGGTGAGCCTGGTGGTGGTATTCCTTCTGATCTAAAAATCGATCCCAGTAGCAATGAAGTTGCTGTCTATACCTGTGTAAAACTTATAGACGGTCAATGGAAATGGTATCAGGAAGTTGATGGACAGATCCTTGAAGGTTCTCAGTCTTCAGCACCAAAGACAGCCAATCCCTGGCTCGCTCTTAGGTTCAATGTTGTAGATGGCGAAGATTACGGTCGGAGCAGAATTTCTGAATATCGTGCTGATCTTCAAAGTCTTGATTCTTTAATGCAGAGTCTTGTCGAAGGAGCAAGTGCGAGTGCGAAAGTAGTTTTTACAATTTCACCTAGTGCAACTACTAAACCTAATCAATTAGCCCAAGCTGGCAATGGAGCTATTATCCAAGGCCGACCAGAGGACATAGGTGTAGTTAGTGTTGGCAAACAAGGAGATTTTAAAACAGCTTATGACATGGTTCAAACTTTGACCCAGCGTCTAAGTGAAGCTTTCCTTGTCTTTACTCCTAGAGATTCCGAACGCACAACAGCCGAAGAAATCAGATTTACCCAACAGGCCTTGGACGAAATGTTGGGAGGAATCTATGCCTCTCTAACTACAGAACTACTCGAACCTTTTATTAATAGAAAGCTGCTAGTTCTGCAACGTCAACGAATGTTGCCACAGTTACCAAAGATTAATGGTAAACCTGCTGTCTTCCCGACAGTGGTTGCTGGTCTCGAAGGCGTAGGCCGCGGCCAAGATCGTGAAGCATTGATGATGTTTATGCAAACTTTGGCACAGACCCTCGGGCCTGAGGCGATGCTTGCAAACCTAAATCCTGATGAAGCGATTAAACGCCTCGCAGCATCAGCAGGAATTGATTATTTGGGCCTTGTCAAGACGCCTGAACAGAAACAGCAGGAATCAGAGGCTGCACAGCAGCAGGCACAGCAGCAGGCAATCCTTTCACAAGCCGGTCAACTGGCTAAATCCCCTCTGGCTGACCCTGATAAAAACCCCGCACTTATGGAGCAAATGAATGGCGGAGCCGAAGAAGAAGCAATCCCCGCTGAAGGAGGAGGTCCTATTGAAGAAGGAGTCCCCGAAGCAGGAATCTAAGCCTTCAAACAAATACGCACCCACTCAAAAAGTTCGCCCAAGTATTGGTGCATCTCGTGTTGGTCAACCCAATGCGGGGCGTGTCACTGCTGCGAATCTCAACACCGTTAAAATCACTGTTCACTGATGACCACAACTACATTTAATCCCCAAGATGAAGCCTCTGAGGCTGCGCGTGTAGAAGCCGAAGCGCGAGCGTTGCAAAGTGGCGAAGAGTTAATTGCCAAGCAAGAAGCAGCTGCTCAAGAAAAGTTTGACTCAGATCAAAAGGCTCTTGATACAGAGGCCAACTATGCCGGTAAATATAAATCTGCTGAGGAGCTTGAAAAAGCTTACTTGGAACTTCAGAAAAAGCTTGGGGACCGCACCGAGGACTCAGAGGAGCAGCCTGTTGCAGAAGAGCAAGAGGAGGCCTCTGAAGAGACCGAGACAGAAGCTGAGCCTACTGAGGCTTATCAATCCCTTGAAGCCGCTTCTCAGGAGTATGAGGAGGGTGGGCAGCTATCCGAGGCAACCCTTGAAAAGCTCTCCCAACTGGATAGCAAAGAGCTAATCGAGAATTGGGTGGAATACGTCAATAGCTCGAAGCCTGAACAGCCCGCAGGAGCTATGCCCCAAGAGGAAGTAGACAGAATCATGGGTTCTGTTGGGGGCACTGACCAATACGAAACAATGGTCGGCTGGGCTAGTGAGGCCTTGGCTCCTGATGAGATTGCGGCTTATGATTCTGTGGTTTCCAGTGGTAACCCTGATGCCATATATTGGGCAGTACAGGGGCTTAGATCGAAATACGTCGAGTCCAATGGTTACGAGGGTAAGCAGGTATCTGGTGTAAGGGCTCCGCGTCCTGAACCCGGTTTCCGTAGTCAAGCCGAATTGGCTCGGGCTATTTCTGACTCTCGTTACCGCGACGATCCCGCATACAGACTCGACGTTCAAGACAAACTTGCGCGATCTGGGGATCTCATGTAAACGTCTCGGAAAAGGCGTCGGTTACGAAAGGGTGCTCTGGCTGAGTTTGGGGGGTTCGATTCCCCCCTCACCTTATTAAGGAAGCTTCGGACCTTGTAAAAAACCAGCCCGATATATCTGGGCCTTGAAAGAGATACCCCATTCGGTGTAATTACTCGACAACTGAATACTTTTTTAAGTGAAGATCTTCATAGCACATATTTAACTTTTTAACTTTTAAATAAACATGGCAAACATGAATCTTACGCGTCCAGGCGCGTCAAATGGAGGCAGCGATTCTCGCGCCTTGCTACTCAAGCTGTTTACTGGAGAGGTGTATGAATCTTTCCGTACAGCCCTAATCGCCAAGCCTCTTGTTCAGAGCCGTACTCTGACTAACGGCAAAGAAGCCCAATTCATCCATACCGGGACCATGACGGCGGGTTTTCATACGCCGGGAACCCCACTACTCGGTAATGGAAGTGGTACAGATGGTGCCCCTAAGCAAGCCGAAACCACCATCACTGTTGACCAACTACTTATTTCTCAAGCGTTCGTTTACGAACTCGATAGTGTTCTTGCTCACTACGATATTCGCGGCCCAATTGCTCGTCAAATCGGACAAAGTTTGGCCGAACATTATGACCGTCGTATCTTCCGTGTGCTTGATCGTGCAGCAGTAGCCACGGCTCCTGTTACAGGTGAACCCGGTGGATTTACTGTTGGATTGGGTGCAAATAACGAGTACAATGCTCAATCTTTAGTCGACGGTTTCTTTGAAGCTGCGGCTGTATTAGATGAACGTTCTGCTCCTAAAGATGGCCGAGTAGCTGTACTTAGCCCCAGGCAATATTA